TTATCCAGTCTTGGGATACCGCCTTCACAAAAAATGAACGCTCAGACTATTCTGCTTGTACGACTTGGGGAGTATTCTATAAGGATGAAGATCAAAAAGATCCTCATATTATTTTATTGGATGCTTATAAGGAGCGACTGGAGTTCCCAGAATTAAAGGAGCGGGCGTTCCAGATGTGGAAAGAATGGGAGCCAGATGCATTTATAGTGGAAGCGAAAGCAGCTGGAAGTCCACTTATTTTTGAGTTAAGACGGATGGGAATACCTGTATCAGAGTTTACACCTACCAAGGGTAATGATAAGATAGCTCGACTTAACTCCGTAACTGATTTATTTGCCTCTGGCAAGGTATGGGCGCCACCAAAAAGATGGGCAGAAGAAGTGATTGAAGAGATGGCAGCATTTCCAAATTCAGAGCATGACGACTTGGTTGACTCCAGTACTCAGGCTTTGATACGGTTTAGAAAGGGCGGCTTTATCCGATTACCGTCGGACGAGGAAGACGAACCAATTTACTTTAAACGCAAAGTAGCGTATTACTAGGACATATATGGCAATTGAAAAAGCTCTCTATCAAACCCCTGAAGGGATTGAAACTCTAGCACAGGCAGAGCCTGAACTGGAAATTGAGATTGAGGATCCTGAATCAGTCACAATCGGTATTGACGGACTAGAGATTGAGCTAGAAAAAGCTGAAGAATCGGACGAAGATTTTGACGCCAACCTCGCTGAATACATGGGCGAGGGAGAATTAACTGAAATCGTTGGCGATTTATTGGGCGACTTTGAATCCGATATTGCCTCCCGTAAAGACTGGATACAGACCTATGTTGACGGTCTAGAACTTCTCGGCATGAAGATTGAAGAGCGTTCTGAACCATGGGAAGGCGCCTGTGGTGTCTACCACCCTCTACTTTCTGAGGCAGTTGTTAAGTTTCAATCTGAAACCATGATGGAGACTTTCCCAGCCCAAGGCCCAGTTAAGACTCAGATTATCGGTAAAGAGACCCCAGAAAAGAAAGACGCCGCTGCCCGTGTTCAGGCAGACATGAACTATCAATTAACCGATGTAATGAAAGAATACCGCCCTGAGCATGAGCGCATGTTATGGGGATTAGGACTAGCAGGTAACGCCTTTAAGAAAGTCTACTTTGATCCTAACTTAGAGCGTCAAGTAGCCATGTACGTCCCTGCGGAAGATATCGTTGTACCGTACGGTGCATCAAATCTGGAGTCGGCAGAGCGTGTAACCCACGTCATGCGTAAGACAGAGAATGACCTACGCCGTCTGCAAATCGCAGGATTTTATAGAGACGTAGACCTCGGAACTCCCGATAACGTCCTAGACGAAGTAGAGAAAAAGATCGCCGAGAAGCTCGGATTTAGAGCTACCTCCGATGATCGCTACAAAGTCTTGGAGATCCACGTATATCTAGACTTACCTGGATATGAGCATAAAGACGAAGACGGAAAAGAAACTGGTATCGCTTTACCTTATGTCGTTACGATTGAGAAAGGCAGCCAAACTGTCTTAGCTATCCGCCGTAACTGGAACCCCGATGATGAAACCCATCAAAAGCGCCAGCACTTTGTTCATTATGGATATGTACCTGGATTCGGCTTTTACCATTTCGGTTTAGTTCACTTAGTCGGTGCATTCGCTAAGTCTGGAACATCGTTACTCCGCCAGCTCGTAGACGCTGGATCTCTATCTAATTTACCAGGTGGATTTAAGACTCGTGGTCTAAGGGTCAAGGGAGACGATACCCCAATTGCCCCAGGTGAGTTCCGTGACGTAGACGTTCCTTCAGGTACGATGAAGGACAATATTATGCCCTTGCCGTATAAGGAGCCAAGCCAGACTCTTTATACCTTATTGAATAATATCGTTGAAGAAGGACGCCGTTTTGCCTCGGCAGGAGACCTCAAGGTTTCCGATATGTCTAGCCAGTCTCCAGTAGGGACAACCCTAGCAATCCTTGAAAGAACCTTGAAAGTGATGTCGGCAGTTCAAGCCCGTATTCACTATTCAATGAAGCAAGAGTTCCGTTTACTCAAAGTTATTATTGCGGACTATACCCCTGAAGAATACGCTTACGAACCAAGCGAAGGCTCTCCACGGGCTAAGAAGTCTGACTATGACAACGTTGACGTTATTCCAGTATCGGATCCAAACGCCGCAACAATGGCGCAGAAGATCGTTCAGTACCAAGCCGTTCTACAGCTGGCGCAACAAGCTCCCCAGTTATACAACTTGCCTTTGTTACATAGACAAATGCTAGAAGTCTTAGGGATTAAGAACGCCGCCAAGCTAGTACCGATGGAAGACGATCAAAAACCAACCGATCCGATCTCAGAAAATATGAATGCTCTTAAGGGTAAACCCTTAAAGGCATTTATTTACCAAGACCACGAAGCACACATTACGGTTCATATGTCTGCTATGCGTGATCCTAAGATTGCCGCAATTATTGGGCAAAACCCACAGGCACAGATGATTCAAGCATCAATGATGGCACATATTCAAGAACACGTTGGTTACGAATATCGCCGTCAAATGGAGCAAATGATTGGCGTTCCAATCCCATTCTCCGAAGAAGAAGATTACAAGTTGCCTAAAGAAGTTGAGTTGCAAATATCCCGTCTAGCAGCACCAGCAGCGCAGAAGCTGTTGCAACGAGATCAAAACGAGATGGCCGCTCAACAAGCACAGCAAGCAGCGCAAGATCCATTAGTCCAGATTCAACAACAAGAGTTGGCTCTTAAGGCTAAGGAAGTTGAACTCAAGGAAAGAAAGCTGGCAGTAGATGCCGCAGCAAAGGCTGACCAACTTGATATTGAGCAAGAGCGCATCGCCACGCAGGAGCGTATTGCTGGCATGCAAGTAGGCGCTAAAGTCGCCAAGGACAAAGCCGAACTGGAATCCAAAGACCAGTTAGAAGGCATGAGACTTGGAGTCGAGATCGCCAGAACCAAAGAAATGGCTGGTACCACGAAGGGGCAAGCCAAGAAAGGTGAATGATGTTGGACAAAGCACTATCTCATCTCACGAGTCAAATAGATGAAAAAGTAGGGCGGTTGCAGGAAAGTTTGGGTACGGGGGTTGCGAAAGACTTCTCAGAGTACCAAAAGATGTGTGGTGAAATTCAAGGTCTTTTGACCGCACGTCTATTTGTTTCAGACCTTGTACGAAACTTCGAGGACTCCGATGAGTAATCAAACGGAAGTAGATTTAAGTCAGGCAGTAGATTTGTCTGCATTGATGCACAAAAACGATGAGCAAAAAGCATCACAGCTCCCCAAGCCATCAGGATATAGAATCCTTTGCGCTATCCCAGAAGTAGAAGATACCTTTGAAAGCGGTATTGCTAAATCTGATCTAACCATGAAGCATGACGAACTTTTGACCACGGTTTTATTTGTCGTGGATTTAGGGCCTGAGTGCTATTTGGACAAAGATCGGTATCCTACTGGGCCATGGTGTCAAAAGGGCGACTTTATCTTGGTAAGACCTAATGCAGGAACCAGGCTAGTTATTCATGGTCGGGAATTCCGCATTATTAACGATGATTCAGTGGAAGCGGTAGTAGAAGATCCACGCGGAATCTCACGTAAATTCGTATAAGGAGCTAAAAAATGGCTGAAAACCAAATGGATGTACAAGAATTTGAGTTCCCAGATGAATTAGAAGAAAAGAAGGCTAAACAAACGCCTGAAGTTCAAGCATCGTCTGAGGATGACATTGAAATTGAGGTAGAAAACGACGTTCCCGTCAATGACCGCAACAGAAAACCTGTTGATCCCTCCGTTGTTGAGGCTTTAGAGGAAGAAAAACTTGAAAAGTTCAACAATGACCAGAACTTGGCGCTTAAAGAGGCTAAAAAGGTATACCACCAAGAGCGCCGTGAGAAGGAGGCAGCCATACGTGAGCAACAAGAAGCTCTCAGCATAGCTAAACGGCTAGTTGAAGAGAACAACTTTCTCAAGAATCGCTTGCACAGCGGTGAAACCGTCTATGTTGACGCAGTTAAACAGGCTGCAGAGCGTGAATTGGACATAGCAAAGTCTGAATTCAAGGCCGCTTATGAGTCAGGCGACGCTGAAAAGCTCGTTGAAGCTCAAGAAAAGATCACAAACGCCCGTATTCGGATGGATAAAGCAGAAAATTATCGTCCGCAATATGAATCAGCTTTACAAGAGCAAGAAAATGAAGTACAAATACCACAGCAGCAAATAGTATCGCCAGATCCGAAGGCATTATCTTGGCAAAAACGAAACGATTGGTTCGGTCAAGATGAAGAAATGACTAGTTTGGCACTAGGTTTGCATGAGAAATTAGTACGCAGTGGAATTTCCGCTGGGTCTGATGAGTATTACAAACGTATTGACGATACAATGCGTAAACGTTTCCCAGAAAATTTTGATGGGGAAGAAGAAGTAGACGCTGAAGAACCCGTTAAGGTTACGAAGCCCAAAGCTAGTACGGTTGTGGCTCCGGCAACGCGCAGTACGTCTCCGAAAAAGATTCGTATGAGCAAAACCCAAGTCCTACTTGCGAAAAAGTTAGGATTAACCCCTGAGCAGTACGCCCGTGAACTAACTAAATTGGAGGCCCAAAATGGCTGAAGTAGCAAAAAAAACTCGTGAGCTTGATACTCGTGCAATTTCGCAGCGCCCTAGCAGTTGGCAGCAACCGGAAATGCTCCCTGAGCCAGATAAAGAGGCTGGGTATGCTTATCGCTGGGTTCGTGTCGCAACACTGAATCAGGCCGATCCACGTAATCTCTCATCAAAATTGAGAGAAGGATGGGAGCCAGTTCGTATTGAAGAACAACCTAAATTTCAACTGCTAGTTGATCCCAATAGTCGATATAAAGATAATATTGAGATCGGTGGTTTGTTGTTATGCAAGACTCCCCAAGAGTTTGTTGCCGAACGTAATGCGTATTACGCCAAGCAGACTCAAGCTCAGACGGACGCTGTAGACAACAATCTTATGCGCCAAAGCGACCCTCGGATGCCACTCTTTAAAGAGAGTAAATCTACGAGTAGCGTTGGTAAAAGTTAACATTAATTAGGAGTGAACAAATGGCTTATCCATCCGTTACAGCTCCCTACGGTCTAGTACCGATTAACCGTTTTGACGGTATGCCTTATGCTGGTGCAACGCAGCAATTGCCAATTGCATCAACATACAATACCCCAATCTTCAACGGCGACCTCGTGTATGTGACTAACGGGACTATTGCAAAATCTGTAGTAACTTCCAACGTATCAACTGCCGCGAATACCACTACTTATGGCGTATTCATGGGCGTTCAATACGTAAATAGTCAAGGGCAAACCGTACAAGCTCAGTATTACCCAGGTAATTCTGCTGCTAGTTCGGCTATTGCGTATGTTGTAGTTGATCCTGTTGCTGAGTTCAAAACCGCTGTGACCTTCTCTGGTAACGCAACTGTTACGACTGTTAACCAGTCTGTAGTTGGCGTTAACATGGCAGTTCGTCAAGGTACTGGCTCTACAACAACTGGTGACTCTACCATTTCTGCTGTTGTTCCAACAACTACCACAGGCAACGCTGCTACTCTCCCATTACGGGCTGTAGCTATTGTTCCTGAGACAGCAACAAACCTTACGGCCTTCACGGAAGTTATTGTGAAGTTGAACAATCCACAAATCTTGTCGACTACCGGCAACGATT